CTTCTTCTTAGCCAAGTACTCTTTGAACACGTCTTTAGATACACGAGTCGGTTCATCTGTAGCAACCCTTGCTACCAACTTACCACGAGGCTCATCGATTACCCTGCCTTCTTTAATACGTAGAGTGTTACCCATGTTCTCATACATAAAGTCAGCGAGAACTGCGGAGTAGTCAGTGTTGTTAACCTTGATAACGTTAAGTTTGATGTGGTTGAGTTCGTTGATAACCTTCTTATAGATACGTTCTAAATCATAATCAACGATACCCGCTGCCACTGCAATTTCACCAGCAGTAAATACAGCCGCTACAAAGTTCTGATGAAAACGATAAGCAGAGTCACCACCTGTATCAGTTAAGTATCTATCTACCCAATACTCAATACGCTTCTTGATGTGGATGTCGCCAGCCTCTAAAGCCGCAATGATGAACTTAGGACCTGCGTGACCGTAGTTATGCTTGAATGCCTCAAATATATGAGCGCCTAGCTTTGCGCCGTCAGCCCCTTTTAAGTCATTAGGTTGCTCAATCAAGAACTCAATTACACGGGCTACTTCTCCGTCAGGGCTTCCTTTATAAAGTTCAAACTTATCGTAGATTGATTCGTTCGTAGTTAGGATTGCAATCAATGAAGCTGACATTTCTGTAACCCGCTCAGCGTTAACTGATGCTTGCATGCGAATCTTAGCCTTACCATTAGAGACGTTATGTACTAACTGTGAGAGTGGCTTAGGGTCTTTGTTACCGATCTCGTCAACTCCGAACATAAGGTTCTTCAAGCCTAGCATGCGACCTGTCAATCCATTGTCTGTACTTTCAAATACGCTAAGTGCGTCTGGGTCTCCGAATGTACTAATGCCAGCATACATAGCCCCAGTCTTAGCGCTACCTGACCGACCAAGAAGGGATATAACAACGCCAGGTGTAGACATGTAGGACATGAGTGTTGTACCGAAACCAGCAAGACAGATAGCAGCGTGAATCTCAAACCCTGGGCGGTTAAGTTCATTAGCTGACTCTTGCCAGCGTTCGTATGTGCCTACAGGTTTAAAGTGTTTAACCACACCTCTGATGTACGGAGACACAGGTGCTTCTACTATTTCCTTCTCAAACGTAATCTCACGCTCACCGAAAACAAAGCTTCTTGTATTCCATTCTTCAGTGTTGTTCACTGCCGACCAGCCAAGCTGCATACGCATTTGTTGAGCTTTGCCTACGTTAATCATGTACTGACTCCATTTCACAAGATACTCTTGTATGTTATTAATCCATTTAGGGGTGTAGATAACTTGGTGGAACGATAGCGTCTTCTTTAATTCTTCCAGTGCATACACTGACTTCATTGGTAGCAAGAACTCTTTAAGTCCGTCGTTAGGAAGAATCAAATGCATTGTCATACACTCGCCATCCAGCGGGCTATACAAACGGCGCACAGGGAATAGCAAATGAGCCAAGATTTCTACGGGGTCTTCGTAATGGGTCATACCTTTCTTGTCAACCTTTGGGGGCGGGTTGTAGTAAATGCCACCTAGTTGACCACGAGTGTAGGGGTTTAAGAATCCTGGGAACTCTGGAACTTCTTGGGTATTCGGTGTCTCCCGAATTGGTTCCGCCTCATAGGTTTGTATTCCGAGGAGGGCGCTAACTTCTGCGGCTGTGCTTGGTTCACTTGCAATGGGTTGGGCGGTTGGTTCTGGTTCGGTAAACTCTTTAAGAGCCTTTCCCAAAACGATAGGGGTATGTATTTTTCCACGGTGTTTGCATCCTTGACATCTGTCTGGGTGTTGGCTGGCTAAGTATTCACAAGTCTGTGGCTTGCCACGCTTAATGAACTCGAGTCTTTTTTCTTCTACTCCAGCTACTGTGTAGTCTGGGTGATCTTCAGATACTGTATGAATCATCTTCTCACCATCTTTGCAGAAGTAAGCGATGTTCATGCTGGAAAACCAGTCGTCGTAGCCTAGTGTTTCAGCATTCTCTAACCAGTATTTAACTTGAGCGCATCCACTTCCAGATAAAGAACGCTCGGCGATCTTCATGAAATCCCACTCGAAGTTATCGAGCTTCTTCATTGCCATCGTGTCTTCGTCTAAACCCTTCTTCACATTAGCGAACGGGTCAGCTGGCTTGGTCTCTACTTCGCTGTCAAAGAACTCTTTAAACTCGTCCCAGTTATAGACAGAAATTTCATCACCGATAACAGACGTTGGTTCTGGTGGGTCATACTTATGGTTAAACGTCTCAGGGCAACGCATAATACGCGCTGCATCTGCCATTACCGACGGGTCTGCCGCAATCTTATCCAATACGAAAGCTTTGAATTGATGCGCGTACGGCAAATACTCGCTAATAGGTATATCCCTATCCATAATCCAATAGGCATGCAAGCCACCACCAGAATCAATACAAACAGGATCTGGAAGACCTGTTTCACCAATGAATTTCCAGAGCGCTGTATGCGCCTCGCCTTTGTCACCATAAGCTTTACCTTCTCCAACGTCGAGGTCTATAAATAATGAACGGAAAAATAGGCAATTATCAGCCTTTCTACTAAACCCGTCAAAACTACCTAGTGCTACAAATACATTTAATTCTTGTCCTTTTAACTTGTCTATTAATTTAAATACATCTTCAAGTGTTTCAGCAAAGCGGTTCGTTGTTTTCTTTGTTGCTTGATCTATACCGCTTACACAATAAACACCCTGCGATGGCAATGCTTTCTCGTAAAATTGTTTTAACATATGCGCAGAGTCTAAAAAAGCGGATTGCTCCGCTTTGGTTATTGGGGGGAGGTCGCCCTCCGTTCTTTAAATCTTTTCGCCGATCATATCCTCTAAGTATGCCTTAGCCTGTGCGGTATTCTTAGCTGGGAGTAACCCTTTAGCTGTATCGCTTTCAACTAAATCAGTGAATATTTCAGCAAGCACTCTATTCTTTTCACGAATAGGGCTACCACGGAACCAGCTATAGAGCGTCATCCGAGTAACTTTTAGAGCAACTGCTACGTACTTAGCTGGCAGGTTAGCCTTAATGCAAGCACTAGCTAGCGCAATCCCAGTTTTGTTGGGGTTACTATTATTAACTAAATCAATTAGTTCTTGGCTGTATGTCCGTGGCATTCTTATCCTTACTTCTTAGACCATTTTTTAACAACATCTGAAACGTCAGATGCTTTCTCGCCAGTATCAGCTTTAGACTCACGCTTTACTGGTTCTGCTATTGCTTCTGGTGCATCAGGTTGCGCTACTTCTACATCGCCTGTGCTATCAGACTGAAATACATTCAACTTAATAGCAGCTTCAGCGGCTGGGCTCTTAGCTTGACGAGCAATAGTTTCCAAATCTGCATCTGGAACTGCGCCAATCGGAGCAAACAAAACCTTTGGTGTAGGAGATTTTGTATCGAAAGCCATCTTAGTAACCACGCGGCCCGCTGACACATTGTGTGACGCTAGGTGCTGGATGTACGGACGGAAAGGCCAACGACCATTATCTTCTTTACCGAAAGCTGACGTTGCTGGAAGGACTAACTGCATTACATCACCTGCTGGGTCGTTCGGTAAAACGACTGCGGTGCGCCATGACAGTTTGCACTTTGCGCCAATTCCATTATCGCCTGAGCCTTTAGCGCTATTCGAGCATGTATTGCAAGCGGATGAGGCTGGTGTTTTTACGTCTGCGTCTGGATGCTCTGAGTCGGAAGACCAACAAGCTGGGGAAACTTTCTCGCCCTCTTTATAGCCTTTGTCGTAGAACATACGGGATGCTTTGTGTGCCATCTTAACAATGATGACGTTCATGAAACGGTCTTCAATAGCACCAATCTCTTTACCGCCAGCATATTTACGGAACACACCACCTTTAATAGAGATACGCTTATTGCCTTGGCGATTGCCGCCAGCTACTGCTAATGTATCTTCATCTAAACCGCCAGCGGCTACTAATGCGCCTAGGGCGCTTAAATTCACTAATTCTGTACTCATTTAAAACTCCTTATTTAACTAAATTTAACTATTCTGAGGTTGGTTTACGGACAACGATTGTAAACTCCCTCATTACATTCACACCAGGTGGCAGACCATCATCTGCATGCTCGGCGATGAATTCTTTAAAATTGCCCTGATGAATACGTGCCTCATACAACTCAACGGCATCATGCTCACGGACAAAACTATCAAATGCTCCTCTATCTGACAGCGTAAATCTTTCACTCAACTTCTTAATTACAGTACCTTGATTCGTTTTAATACTTGTTGCGTTTGACTCGTTACACACAGCTAACATCTGCTGAGAAAGAATTGCAAGTTCGCCTTCAATTTCTTTTTGCTTCTCTTTCCACTCACCTTCAAGTCTGTCACGCTCACTTCTTATTGTCAAGTATATTTTTACTAATTCATCTAAATTTGTTTCGACTATTTCACTCATCATTTATTCCTAACTCTTCTTTGTACAAATCAACCAGCTTCTCGTGGCTAGTAACTTTCCCTTGTAGCATCTGATACATCTTGCGTTCAACTTCTGAACCTTGTAAATGCACAACGGTCATCTTGTTAACCTGACCATATCGGTCAATACGAGCTATACATTGCAGATATGTTTCCACACTCATGACTGGAGACCAGAACACTACTGTGTTGGCGGCAGTTAGAGTCACACCATGCGATGCCGCTTGCGGCTGAATAATAAGGACTCGTGGAAATTCGCTTGTTTGAAACCTATTAATAATGTTTGAACGTTCTTTAGCGGCAACGTCTCCATTAATAATCTCACTAGTGATACCTTCTCCTTGTAAATGTTTAGCAACTAATTCAATAGTGTGGCGATAAGGAACAAACACAATTACTTTATGCTCCGTTTCTTCCATCACTTCCATTAGGGCATTAAGTCGTGGTGATACATCAAACTCCACGATTTCACGGGTATCGGTATAGATAGCCCCTCCCGAAATCTGTAATAGCTTTGTAAGCTTTGCCGCCGCATTGACTGCACTAATCTTTTCCCCCGCTGCCTCTACAAGCATCTGACTCTTAAGAGCCTTGTAATATCTGTTTACTTGCGGTGTTAGTGGCACTTCACGGGTCTGATATGTTACGTCAGGTAAGTCCAAGCACTGTGCTTTCTCAAACCTGATTGCTGGTTGAAGAGCATTAAATACATCAGTCCTAGAGGTTGGTTTAGGAACATACTTAAAGCGTGTTAATTGATGCATGACTTTATCTCGCCATGCAGTGAAGTATTTAGGTATTCTGTCAGGTGCTACAAGCTTAGCCAAACCAAACGCATCAAGCGGAGACTGCGACGCTGGAGTACCAGTAAGCATCCAGAGTTTTGTTGAAGGTTTCATTATTTTGACTAGTGTTTTAAATCTTTTGGTCGTAGCTGTTTTATAAGCGTTAGCTTCATCAACTACAATTAGGTCAAACCCTAGTTTACTTATTTCATCCGCAACAATCCCTACTCCATCAAAATTAATGATGACGAACTCGTAGATTCCGTTGATGATTTTCTTACGTTTCTCGGCATCGCCATAGGCTACGGCAACGCTACGATGCATGGCAGTTTTGAAGATGTCAGCTTGCCAAGCGGAATACATAATGGATAGGGGGCAAATGATTAGAACGCGCTTTACCAAGCCTTGTGTCATTAAATAGTCGGCAGCCCAGATTACTGATGAAGTCTTGCCCGTGCCAGCCTCATTGAAGCAGAACGCACGTTTATGTAGGGATAGAAAGGCAGCGGTAGTTTCTTGATGCTTAAAGGGTGTGTACATTCCAGGCCACTTGTAATCCCTTTGTATCGGTGAAGGAATTTTCTCCTCACATACACGGGCTAAGTGTTGCATTTCTTCTATGCCCCAGTAGACTGCTACTTCGGCAGTCTGACCGTCGTCGCTAAGTATCTCGCTCTTTTCTAAGTAGTCAGTTATCTGTTCTAACTTATCTGACGGGTACTTAAATTTAATGACTACGTCTTCTACTATTTCCACAACTGTCCTTTAACTAAATTTAAACGGCGCCCCTTACGGGGGCTAGTCGGCAGAGCCTGTCGTGCCAAGGAGAAGTGTTGGGTCAAACAAGCCGAGAACTCCCAAACTTCACAAACACCGCTCTACTGACATGGTTGTAGGTCAAATGTAACCTGCCGCCCACTCATGCCTTACAGCGGATCACCACCTTACTTTTTCTTACGTTCTTTCTTACTTGTTTCTGATACCAAGTTACCTTTTGAATCACGCTTAAAGCTACGATTTTTAGCGGCAGTAGTAATGTATGTACCATCTTTATTTGAGCCACCTTTGTCCAACGCTTTGCGATGGGCTACGTCTTTACCTTCTCTTGCGTCGGCTTTTCCGTTTCCGTTTCCATCAGGCAGCTTCTTATCCAGCGCTCGCCTTGCTCTTTGACGCTCCATACGACGTTCGTGTTCGCCACGAGACTTCTCTTGTTGGTATTCTTTTGCATAGGGTCTTGGTTTATTAACGTACGGCATTATCTCTCCTTGTGGAATTCGCAAGCCTTAACAGGACACCATCCACATAGAGGGGTAGGGTTAGCTTGCCACACATCATTTTCGTATGAATGGCTCAACCTTTCAAGGTCAGATTCAAAGTATTTCCATAGCTTCGGTATCTGATCTCGTGTGTATTCCTCATCCATAAAACTTTCATGCATCACGAACAACAACCCCGCCTTAATCCGTTGCACGTCAGGGAAGTGTGCGAAGGTCATCAAAGCCATCAGCTTTAACTGTTTTGGGTCAGGGTAGCGGTTAGAGCCAGTCTTATAGTCAACGATAAACGCATGGTCGCCATCTACGATAAGCAAGTCTACAATGCCACGCACCCATCTGCCTTCATCTTTAAATCCGCATGGTTCTTTGTCAGGTGTAAGCGCCATCTCATACTCAGGGTATTTAGTCCCAGGAATTTCAATTAATGAATCAAGTACGGGCTTAAACCTAAGATAGTTCTTCTCTAAGGGTTTTCCCTCAGCTACATAGTCCTCACAAACTTTATGCACAACAGTGCCATAGAGCATCTGTTCAGTAGCTTTCTTTTCGTAACGTTTTAATACCTTTAACTCCTGATATTGCTTAGGACAGTTAACGTATTCTTTAAGGGCGGAGAATGACCAAGTAAATTTCATGTTTACATATTACCTTGTTTTGCTGGTGGTTTCCACTCTTCCATCTCGCCATAGTTATGCCCGTAATGGGCTTCACACGCAACTGGCAATCCAACAGCCCAGTCTGGTGGTGTTGACATAACCTCGACGATCCAAGCACAAGCTTCATTTACTTCATCTTCGGGGACTACGCACACCGCCGCATCGTGTACTGTTAATACTGGTCTGTAACGCTCTGTAAGTTTAATCATTTGCTCGCCAACAATAATACGTGCTAATGCTTGAACTACGTTCTCCACAATCGAACCACCCCATAGAGACACGGGGCCCTTACGTGACTTGTATACGTATCCCTTCTTAGAGTCTTCAGTGTTGAGTTTTAAGTCGGGGTAACGGATGTATAGCCCGTTAGGTAGCAAGAACCCTTCTTTAGTAACCTTTACGCATCCGTGATTTCCATAGTCAAATGGCACGAATTCGGGTTGCCAATCAGCAAGGTGGCTTAGAACTGTATCGCCTTCTTTCCATAGCTTAACAATCATATCGTTTGTTTCCCTGTATAAGCTAACAATCTCCTTACACTTGTCTTCACTAAGGTCTGCGCCAGGTGGGCTAGTCTTTAGCGTGTGCTGTAACTTTAATGCTCCAGTCCCATAGCCTAATCCTAAGATACAGGTTTTACCCACGAACCTTTCAACAGGGTTCTTTTTGGTAATGGTCTCGTTATAAATTTTCGACGCAAAGATGGAGTAAACATCATCGCCATTAGCAAACTCTTTAACCAAGTCTTCCTGACCCGAAAGCCATGCAAGTACCCTCGCTTCGATCTGTGACGAGTCACAATTAATGACAACGTAACCCTCGGGGGCAACCACCGCATTCTTAAGAGCCTTTTTCTTCTTGTCCCTTGACGGCAAGTTCTGAAAATTGACCTTATCCGAGCCCGCCCAACGACCTGTGTGCGCTCCGTAATACTTAAGGGGGATGGGAAGTCTGCCTTTGTTCCTTGAACCAACGTCGATGAATCGCTCAATCCTACTCTCCTCAATAGTTGATTTAGTTCCTAAACGCACCGCAGCGAGTTGTTGGATAAATGGATTCTCATGCTCTGTTAACGCTATGAACCCTGTGTCGTTCTTTGCCAGCGCATAGGTCAGCTTGCCAGTAGTCTTGCTTTCCTTCATTGGCACTTCAACACCAAAATCTTCTAGCACTTGGGCAAACTGTTTATTACTAGCTAACTTCTTACGGACTTCTTCCTCGGTCTCACAACCTAACTTCTCTTTGAGGGTGCCTAGCAATTTAAACTTCTCGTCTTTGAGTTCTTCTAAGCGTTCAATCAATAACGCATCGTCTACCTCAAGGATTGGGTTAATGAACATCCGCAAAGTCATGTCTATCAAATCAAGTTCTTCTTGCGGAAACGCACTCGACAATACTTGGAAAAGCTTATAGGTTAGTTCCACGTCGTTTTTGCAGTATTCGCCATACTGCGCAAGTTCGCTATTTGAGAAACCAGTTATATTCTTGCCCTTTGCCTCAACCACCTCTGTGCCCTTCTTGCCTAAGTTGTAACGCTCGGATAGGTATGCTAAAGAGCCTCCCACATCCACTCCGTTTGTAGCACGACCCATACACAAAGTATCAAGATAAAGCTTTGGTTTGATACCAAATCGCCATGCAAGGATTGCTCCATCAAACATGGTGTTATGACAAAGAAGAGCAGAATCATTCCACGGGAGGGTGGAAAGGTATTTTTGAACGTCGAGGTGTGAGCCAGAAAACCATTGCGTGATGCCGTCGTCTAGCTTCACACCAACACCGATAACCTCGAACTTCTTACTACGGATATATTCCTCCGTAGTGAGTTTCGTCAGCGAGTAGTCTTGAGCGTAGTAAGTCTCAAAGTCTAGAGTAATTAAATTCATTTAATATATCTGTTTTTAGTTGTGTAGGTTACAGATGATCCATCGCTAAATTTACTAGGGAATGGGTCAGGGTCATCAAACTCTTCTTCCTCGGGGGGCACTAAGGTCTGTAACACCATTTGATTGAACTCTTGCTTGCGAATGTCCCTGATACGATCGAAGATCATACCCTTCTCGGTCTCACTCATAGCGTCTCGGAAATAATCTTTATAGATGAACTTCCACTTGTCGCACTCGGCATGAAACTCCTCGGGATGCGACTCCATTCTTGACAACACTATGCCTACTCCACCGCCAACTATTTCGTCAGTCATGTCCTTCTCCTTAAATAACAAATTCAAAAGTTACAAAAAAAGGAGACAGAGCCTAAGCCCTATCCCCTAAGAAACTACTTAATCACAAATCCATGGTCGGCTCGGGCCGTATTGCGCCGTATCCCAGCAACAAATAACACCATGTCTATCAGGCGCACATTTGATTACGTTGTTCTGTGCAGACGCACGATGGTATACCGCCAAACCAGCGATTAAAACCACCGCAGCGATGCAGAGTTTCACAAATCTTTCTACGACTAATTTAGTCTTCATACACCACACCCACATATCATCTTGCCGTTATAGCCTGATACACAACGATACGGAGCATAAGCTGGGCATGATGCAACTGCTGACCCAACTGCAAACAATGGAACAATACTAGCGATTACTTTTTTCATTTTGACTTCTCCAAGTTAGATAATTCACGATTTAAATACCATTGGGCTTTCTTTAAGTCCTCGATTCGATTGCCCTTATGATCGGCACGAGTAATATATTTGACAACATTACCAAGGTTATAGTTAAGAGACTTTGCCTCGATGAAATCAATAGTCTCGATCCCACCTGCTTTATAGTGTGGAGGGTGATTAACATTGTCTTGGTTATCTAAAAATTCTTTTACTAAGCGAACTTGTCCATCACGAATCTCTGTAAGATTGGTTTGATTCTTAAATGGTCTTCCACGC